TTAAAACAAAATCTTCAAAGCCCACCACCGGGATTCTTCTGAATCAAGGCAGTGGGCTTTTTCCATACCGAACATTCACTATAACGATACGGAGGTAATGATTATGAGCCGTACTTTTGACCGTAAGCACCACGATGAAAGCACCCTGACTACCCTCTGCCCCCGCTGCCTGAATGCGTTCCGCAATACACGCGGCATTCGCGTCCGCCGTGCAGACCCCTATCAGCTCACCAAGGAGCCTTGCACCTACTGCCAGACCAGCTTCGGCTACGACTACTACATCCAACCCACCAGCCCGAAATCCACCTATTTTAAGAAAGGACGGTTCGATGATGAATCTGAATGCGCTTAAAGTTGACCCTGAATTTCAGGGCAAGATTCCACCGTTGACCTTTGAAGAACTTAACCAGCTGGAAGCCAACATCCTGCGGGATGGACGCATCATCAATCCCATCATCGTGTGGGAGGGGCTGATTGTGGACGGACACAACCGTTTCATCATCGCCAAGAAGCACCCGGAAATCCCGTTCACTGTTCACGAAACGGAGTTTGCAAACCGCTATGAAGCCATCATCTGGATTTGCAAGAATCAGCTGGGGCGGCGCAATCTCACCCCGGAACAGAAGAAGTACCTCATTGGGAAACAATACGAAGCCGAGAAGTTAAACCATGGCGGTGATCAGAAAAGTAACCTTAAAAAATCGACTGGCCAAAATGGCCAGTCGATTGACAAACGGTGGACACGTCGACGAATCGCCGATGAAAACGGTGTCAATGACAGCTTTGTAAAAAGGGCTGAGCAGTTTTCCAAGGGCGTGGATGCCGCCGAAAAAGCTGTTCCCGGCACCCGTCAGAAAGTCCTTACTGGCGAGGTAAAACCGACCGCTGCTGAGATCGCATCCGTTGCCCGCGCACCTCCCGAAGAACGTCCGGCACTGGTGGCTGAAATCTGCAAACCCAAAGACCAGAAGAAAGCCGCCATGACCAGAACAACACCGCCCCCAGCAGCCAAACCGCTTTCCGATTCCAGTACATCCGAGGAAGAATCTACGGACGAAGAACTGGTTCACACTCCGGCTCCGCAGGAGCAGACTTTTCCACAAAGGGTGAATGAACCGTTGAAAATCGACCGTCAGCAGATTCTTGAAATCGCAAACAGCCGCTATGTACCCAAACGACTTGCCGATGGTACAGCGATGCTTTGCGAAGTATCGGGAGCCGCCAACAGTATGATGCGCCGCTGGGAAAGCGTTTTCCGGGAATATCCCGACATTCTGTCCGATGCAGAGAACCGTGCATCCGTAGAGCGAACGATTCAGAAGCTGAGAGATTACCTGAAAAATCTGGAAGATAAAATGGAGGAACTGCTATGAAAAATATGAACTGCGTCAGCACTATGCCTGAGATCATGCCCGAAGTCACCGATGAAGCCATCATCGAAGCCCTTTTCGCTCAGCGGCCTTACGAAGAAAAGGTCATCAACAGTGCCTTTCTCGAAATCCCTGCGGAATATCAGCGCAAGCTGAACATCCCCAATGTCGAAAAGATGTCGGCGGAGTTCACCGAACTGATCGCCAACCCGCCCAAGGTCAGCTACCGGGACGGTCACTATTTCGTCTTTGACGGTCAGCATACCATCGTGACCCGTCGGGCGATGAACGGCGGGCAGGATCTTCCGATTATCTGCAAAGTGTACGAGGGACTGACAGAGGAAGAAGAAGCCATGCTGTTTTCCCGGCAGACTGGCGTTTCCACGCCGCTGACCGCTGGCGCAGAGCTGCGCGCCGCTTTGGTGGGCAAAGACCCGGAATCTCTCGCATTCGTGAAAGCCACCGAAAGCACCGGTCTGCAGCTCGGTCTGGACAGCTACCGTGCCCCGTGGAAGATCATCTGCATCCGCACGGCATTCAAGGAGTACAAGACCTACGGCGCAGACCTCTACAAAGAAGCCCTGACCATGCTGGCAAAGGGCTGGGAGGGTGACCCCGATTCCCTCCGCTCCGGCATCCTGCAGGGCATGGTTCGCTTTGTGGCTCTGTATCAGGGCGAGTATGACCCGGAGCGTCTGGTCAAGCGGCTGCACACTGTTCATCCCATGACGTTGGTAAACGACGAGAAATCTCTGAGCGGCACGGTCAGCTACAAATATATGATGCTGATCCTGCGCACTTACAACGGCTCCAGCCGCTCTAGGAGCCTTCCTATCAAGCAGTGATGTTCTCCTATGGAAACAGTTCTAAAACGCCGCAAATGCCGTCCACAGGGCGGCTTTTGCCTACATAAGGAAAAGGGGGATGATTGCTACCGTTTATGTAACAAAGAATTTCGGCTTTCGCCGGGGCGAGATCTACTTTGCAGACCTTGACCCGCACTATGGTTCTGAGCAGGGAGGTAAACGTCCTGTTATTGTGATTCAAAATAATACAGGAAATAAATTTGCGCCGACTGTGATCGTAGCTGCTGTGACCTCAAAAGTCTCCAAAAAGCCAAACCAGCCCACCCATGTTCTCATTGAGCAGAACCCTGCGTTCAGCCGTCCGTCTGTGGTGCTGCTGGAACAGATTTTCACCATTGATAAAGAACGCATACAGCGGCTCCTAGGGCAGACTACGCCGGACGAGATGTACCAGATCAACGAAGCCCTGATGAACAGTCTGGATCTGAACGGAGGTCGATAATATCAACAAGAACGCCTACGCTCCCCTTTCCCCCGCTGTTTCTCCCGATGTTTTCAGCATTGATGCAACTGCACTGAAGCTGATTTCCATTTTATTCGACAACGACCTGATCTCTGCTGAGGTCTATCATCAGGTTCTTAGCAGATATGCAGCGTAATGTCAAGGATGTCGCTGACACCGGCGACATCCTACATATTCCCTTCGCAATCTTCTATACTACGGGCAAAGGAGGTACAGCGATATGAACATCACACAAAGAATGTACTTTGGGCAATTCCCATTGGACAAAGACCGTGACCGCCGCATTGTCTTTTACGGTCGTGTTTCCACCCAGCATGAAGCACAGGTCGATGCACTCGGAAATCAGATGCAGTGGTACGACGATCAGCTTCGGTATCATCCCAACTGGCAGGTCATAAACCGCTATATTGATGAGGGCATCACCGGCACCTCTGCCAAAAAGCGTCCTGCGTTTATGCAGATGATTTCCGATGCCAAACGTGGCAAATTCGACCTGATCGTCACCCGTGAGGTCTGCCGCTTTGCCCGCAACACTGTCGATACCCTTCAGCTTACCCGTGAACTCCGCAATTTCGGCGTAGAGGTCTTTTTCGTATCCGACAACATCTGGACGATGGACGGCGATGGCGAACTCCGGCTTTCCATCATGGCAACCATGGCGCAGGAAGAAAGCCGCAAGATTTCAGAGCGTGTTCTTGCCGGGCAGAAGATAAGCCGGCAGAACGGCGTGCTTTACGGCAGCGGCAACATTATCGGCTACGACCGGGATAAGGTCAACCGTACATACGTTATCAACGAGGAACAGGCTGCAACCATACGGATGGTTTTCACGCTCTACTCTCAGGGCTACGGGGAAAAGGCGATCGTCAACGAACTTTCCCGGCTGGGTCGTAAGGATGGGCACGGAAACGTCAGTTGGTCTTGTACCAAAATCAGCCGTATCCTTCGCAACGCAACGTATATGGGCTATATCTGCTACAACAAGTCCAAGGTCAACAACTATCTTGAAAAGAAGCGCATCAACAACCTTGATGAAACTTCTTTCGTCTATGTAAAAGGCAACTTTGATCCGATCGTATCAGAAGCCCTTTGGCACGAATGTGAACGCATCCGCAAATCCCGTATTTCCAGCCTGCGCCTTCCTGATGGAGAAACAAGGCGTAAAGGAGCCAGAACTACCAAGAATTTGTGGGTGTCCAAACTTCGCTGCCGCTGCGGTTCTTCCTACCGCATTTTCAACTGGCGTAAACTGAAGGACGGAACGCCGGTCTTTGGCTACCAGTGCAATATGCGAACTGTCAACCCGACCCGTTCCTTCGTTCTGGAGCACAACATGACCCAGCAGCTCAGTTGTGATGCCATTTCCATCCCAGAGTGGAAGCTGGAACTGATGGCGAAGAAGATTTTTGAAAAGGTCTGGGGCAATCAGAACAAAGCCATCCTTCGTGCCTGTAAGATGATTGAAAGCTGCCAGAACGGAAAAGCTACAGCACGAATGTCCGCTGCGCCGATTCAGAGCAAGATTGAAAAAATCAAAAAGCGCAAGCTGAACTACGCTGCCATGCGTGCAGACGGCGAACTGCCAAGAGAGGAATACCAAGCTCTTTGCAAACAGGCAGATGACGAGGTCGCCCGCTTGGAGCAGGAGCTGAAAGCCCTCTCCCCTGCGCCCGAACCGCAGACGGTTTCCTCGGACATGAAAGCGATCTACGATTTTCTCTCTCAGAAGGTCGATGTACACGGTGCCTGTCTTGCGCCCGAATTGATTGAGCAGTTCGTTGAAGTGGTCACCCCCATTGCCGATTACTCCTACCGCTGGAAGCTGAACACCGGCTGCAAGAAGTCCAAAGAGGAGCGCACCGATCTGATGGCTGTATCGGAAAAGCCCATCCTCACCTTCACCATCGATTTTGAAACCGCCAAGCGTTACCGGGAAGCCAACAAGATGCCCCACCAGTTCCGCCGTGCAGCGTGGACCGATCTGACTGTGGAGGTGTATCTGTGATGCTTCTGGAAAGCAGCCCCGTGTTAAACGCAATTCACCTCATACATGAGCAAACAAATAAGGCTCACCGCCAAAATTGACGATGAGCCTTATTTTATGCTCTGTTTTTAACGATAATTCGCTATAAAAACCTTATGCTCTCGGTTTTTTAATAGCAGCCTGAGCGGCAGCCAGACGTGCGATAGGCACACGGAAGGGAGAGCAGCTGACATAGTCCAGACCGACATTGTGGCAGAACTCCACGCTCGTGGGGTCGCCGCCGTGCTCGCCGCAGATGCCCAGACCCAGATCGGGACGGGTCTCGCGGCCGTCGTGGGCAGCCATCTTGACCAGCTTGCCAACGCCGATCTGATCCAGATGCTGGAACGGATCGCTCTCGTAGATCTTGTTCTCGTAGTATGCGCCCAGGAACTTGGCGGCATCATCACGGCTGAAGCCGAAGGTCATCTGGGTCAGGTCGTTGGTGCCGAAGCTGAAGAACTCAGCCTCCTTGGCGATCTCGCCGGCAGTCAGGGCTGCACGGGGGATCTCGATCATGGTACCGACCTGATACTTCATCTCAACGCCTGCAGCAGCGATCAGTTCGTCTGCGACCTTGACCACAACGTCCTTGACGAACTTCAGCTCCTTGACCTCGCCGACCAGCGGGATCATGATGTGCGGGGTGATCACATGGCCGGTCTCAGCAGAGACGTTCAGAGCAGCCTTGATCACAGCGCGGGTCTGCATGGCTGCGATCTCAGGGTAGGTAACAGCCAGACGGCAGCCACGGTGGCCCATCATGGGGTTGAACTCGTGCAGAGAAGTAACCACGTTCTTCAGGTCATCATAGGTCATGCCCATATCGGCAGCCAGCTCCTTGATGTCCTCGTCCTTGGTGGGCAGGAACTCGTGCAGAGGCGGATCCAGATAACGAATGGTCATCGGGCGCTCACCCATGATGCGGTACATGGCCTCGAAGTCACCCTGCTGGAACGGCTCGACCTTGGCCAGAGCAGCTTCGCGCTCTTCCACGGTACGTGCGCAGATCATCTCACGGACAGCCTTGATGCGATCCTCTGCGAAGAACATGTGCTCGGTACGGCACAGGCCGATGCCCTCAGCACCCAGATCCACTGCCTGCTGTGCGTCGCGCGGGTTATCAGCGTTGGTCATGACCAGCAGCTGACGAGCAGCGTCTGCCCAGCCCATGAAGCGGTTGAAGTTCTTATTGCCGGTAGCGGCCACGGTAGCGACCTGCTCGCCGTAGATGTTGCCGGTGGAACCATCGATGGAGATCCAGTCGCCCTCGGCGAACTTGTGGCCATTGATCTCGAAGGTCTTTGCTTCCTCGTCGATCTTGACGTCGTTGTCATTGCCGCAGCCGGAGACACAGCAGGTGCCCATACCACGGGCAACAACAGCTGCGTGGCTGGTCATGCCGCCGCGGACGGTCAGGATGCCCTGAGAGACCTGCATGCCCACGATATCCTCGGGGCTGGTCTCCAGACGGACCAGAACGACCTTCTTCATCTTGCCGGACTTGACCATCTCCTCTGCCTCTTCAGCAGTAAAGACGATCTGGCCGCAGGCAGAACCGGGAGAAGCTGCCAGACCCTTGCCGACGACCTCGGCGGCCTTCAGGGCAGCGGCGTCGAACTGGGGATGCAGCAGGGTATCCAGCTGCTTGGGCTCCACGCGCAGGACAGCTTCCTGCTCGGTGATCATGCCCTCGTCCACCAGATCACATGCGATCTGCAGAGCAGCCTGAGCGGTACGCTTACCGTTACGGGTCTGCAGCATGTACAGATGGCCGTCCTCGATGGTGAACTCCATATCCTGCATATCGCGGAAGTAGTTCTCCAGACGGGTTGCGATCTCAACGAACTGATCGTACACCTCAGGCATCTGATCCTTCAGGTGGCTGATGGGAGAAGGAGTGCGCACGCCGGCCACAACGTCCTCGCCCTGTGCATTGATCAGGTACTCGCCCATCAGCTTCTTAGCGCCGGTGGCAGGGTCACGGGTGAAAGCAACGCCGGTGCCGGAACGGTCGCCGGAGTTACCAAAGGCCATCTGCTGCACGTTGACAGCGGTGCCCCACTCGTAGGGGATCTCGTTCATCTTACGGTAGACATTTGCACGGGGGTTATCCCAGCTGCGGAACACGGCCTTGACAGCCTCGATCAGCTGATCGCGGGGATCCTGCGGGAAGGGACGGCCTTCGTTCTCCTCGTAGATCTTCTTGAAGGTGCCGACCAGTTCCTTCAGGTCATCAGCAGTCAGGTCCACGTCGTTCTTGACGCCCTTGGCTTCCTTCATCTTATCGATCTCGACCTCGAACAGGCTCTTCGGGACCATCATAACGACGTCCGCGAACATCTGCACAAAGCGGCGGTAGCAGTCGTATGCAAAACGGGCGTTGCCGGTCTTCTTTGCCAGACCTTCAACAGCCTCGTCGTTCAGGCCCAGGTTCAGGATGGTGTCCATCATGCCGGGCATGGACTGACGTGCGCCGGAACGGACGGAGACCAGCAGGGGGTTCTGGTTATCGCCGAACTTCTTGCCGGTGATCTCTTCCAGACCCTTGAGGTGCTCAAAGATATCAGCAGTGATCTCGTCATTGATCTGACGGCCGTCTGCATAATACTGGGTGCAGGCGTCGGTGGTGATGGTGAAACCCTGCGGCACCGGCATACCGGCTGCGGTCATCTCGGCCAGACCGGCACCCTTGCCGCCCAGCGTGTTCTTCATGGTGACCTTGTCACCGCCGAAAGCGTCATTGCCTTCGCTGAAGTAATACAGATACTTTTTGCTCATGCGTTGTTTACCTCCCATTCGTGACCATCGGTACACTTGCCGTGGTCTCATCGTTTGCCTTGTCTTGAACGTACGATGAACATTATTTTATGAATGCTAAACTATTATACCAGAAAATCCATTCCTTTCCACCATGCAAAATCCCGAATTTGTCTGTTATTTTTTATGCAAATCTCTTGAAATTCTCCAAGTTTTAAGGTAGTATAGAATGGGAGAAAGTTCGAGAGGTTTTTTGTTTATACACGCGATTTCTCGTCCTGTTGGAT